GAACATGGCCAAGCTTGTTTTCAACAATCCGAAGATCACGATCAACTCTGTTGATCTGACCGATCGGATCGCCCAGGTGTCGCTGAACATGTCGTTCGCCGAAGTGGAAACGACCGCTTTCGGGAACACGGCTGTGACCCGGGTTGCAGGCCTCGGTGACCATTCATTCTCCGCCTCATTCCATCAGGATTTCGCTTCGAGCGAGGTTGAGCAGACGATCTATCCGCTGTTGGGTACGACCACTGAGGTGACGATCAAGCCGGTGAACATTACGACCGCAACCGACAACCCGTTGTACACGTTTACGGTTCTCGTGTCCGAGTGGGCTCCTGTTGCTGGTTCTGTCGGTGATCTGTTGACGGCTGATGTGTCGTGGCCTGTTTCTGGTGGTATCACGAAGACCAACGCTTGATCTGACTGAGGAGGGCAGCAAATGAGTGGTGTTTCTGGTGTCGGTTTGCGTGTTGAGCATGCCGGCGAACTGATTGATGTGAAGGTGACTCCTCGAGCCGCCGTCAACTTTGAACGTCATTTCAAAATGCCGTTCAGCAAAATCTTCCGTGACGATCTGTCAATGGAACATGTGTATTGGTTGGCGTGGGAATGTGTGCGCCTGTCCGGTCGTGTCGTGAAACCTTTTGACGGTTGGCTGGAAGATTTGCAGAATGTGGGCTGGCAGTTCGAGGATGATGAGCCAGCCCCTTTAGACGACGGCGCATCAGCGACTCTTACATCGGATTAGTCGCGCAAGTCTCGGTGGAGACTGGTATCGGACCGAACGATCTGCTGGATGCGCCATCCGAAGTGTTCGAGGCGATCGTGGATTATCTGCGTCAACGAACGATTGACTACAATAAGGCAGCAAAAGGATGATTGATGGCTGCCACACCGAACGCCGAAATTGAAGGTTTGAACAAGCTTCTGCGAGCATTGGAAAAACTGGATGAGGCCGCCAAAGACAACCTGAAAGAGATCGGTTACAAGGTTGGTGAGCTCGTCGCCCAGCAAGGCCGTGAAGAGGTTCCTGTTCTGTCTGGGGCGTTGCGTGGAACGATCAGGCCGGCGAAGTCGGCTCGAGGTGCGAAGGTTCGTGCCGGATCTGCTCGGGTTCCGTATGCGGGTCCGATTCATTTCGGATGGCGTGCCCGGAATATTCGCCCGAACCAGTTCTTGTATCGGGCTGTGGATAAGAATGTGGATCGTGCCCTCGACATGTACCTTGAAGAGGTGTACAAGATTTGGAATAGGAACGTCTGATGGCCGGAAAAGCAGCTTCTCTTTCAATCAACATTATTGCCGATGCCGCAAAAGCAAAATCTGGATTGTCAGAAGCTCAAGCTGCATTAAAGAAATTTGCAAAAGAATTTGATGCTGCCCAAGGTGCGAGTGCAAAATTTAAAGCTGGTACAACTGCCGCTTTTGATTATGTTAAAAAAAATGCAATAACGTTTGCCGCTGCTGCTGGTGCCGCTATCGGCGCTTTTGTTGTCAAATCTGTTGTTGATTTCCAAAAACTTGCTATTGCTGCCGGAAAGTTTTCGGATGCAACTGGTCTTTCCACTGAGCAAGCTTCCCGGTTCATTGAGGTAGCCGGCGATTTCGGTGTTGAATCAACTGCTGTTGAAAAGTCCATAAGTTTTATGAACAAGACGTTGGGCAATAGCCCTGAATTGTTTGAAAAACTTGGTATTGAGATCCGAAAAACTTCAGGTGGCGCGACCGATGTGAACGCCACTTTTTTGAGTGTTGTCGATCGACTGAACAAGATTCAGGACCCTGCTGCGAGAGCTGCGGCTGCGACAAGGTTGCTTGGTCGTGGTTGGGCTGAAATGGCTGAACTTATCGCTATGGGTTCTGATGAACTTGCAGCAAGTTTGGCTGCTGTCTCTAATCAAAAGGTGATTAGCCCGGAGGAGCAGGCTGAAGCAGAGCGTCTCCGAGCTGAAGTTGATCGACTGAAAGATTCTTGGGATAATTTCGCAAACACTGTCGGTGGAACTGTTATCCCTGCTTTGGCTGATCTGTTGACTTTTATTTCTGATGCTGGTGAAAGCATCGGTGATTTAGGTGATTGGATTTCACGGAATCTTGGTGAACAAACAGATTTTGTGAAAAATGCTAAAGCGATGAAAGAAGAGCAACAATTTTTGAATGAAGCGTGGAAAGAGGGTTATCGGGCTCAAATTGATGCTCAGAGCGCTTCAGCCAAGTTGAAAGTTGAAATGGAGTTGCAGGCTGCTGCTGTTGAGGCTGCTCGACTTGAATGGGATGCGTTCCGGAATGGTTTGAATATCAAAGCTGAGTCAATCAGGTTGACTCAGGATATTGAGGATTTCCGTGTCAAGTGGGCTGGGACGACGGAGGAGGCGAAACGGAAGAGCCGTGAGTATCAACTCGAGTTGATTGCGATCCAAACCCAGTTGGCGAATTCGGCGTTGGCGATCGTTGGTTTGGCGACGACCGCACAGAATACGCGTATTCAGTTGATGATTGAGACCGGTCGTTTGGAGCAGGCGTTGTCGCTGATCGGTGCGATCCGGGCTGGGATGAATCAGTTGGCTGGTGCGGTGACCCCGGATCGTGTGGAACGCATTGTCGGTCAGGCTCCGACTGGCGGTGCCGGCACCGGCAAGACGACAACGACGACTACACAAAAGAAAACTGTGGAGCCTGCAGCAACTTTTGGCGGTAAGAAGATTGAGACGAAACGATATGCAGGTTTGGCTGCCGGTGGCACACTCCTGTCGTCGGGTGGTGTGGTGGTCGGCGAGAACGGTCCTGAGCTCGTGAATCTGCCTCGAGGGGCGTCGGTGATCCCGTCGATTCCGAGCCGGAAGATGATGGGTGGCGGGACGGTTTATAACATCACATTGCAGGCCGGGCTGGTGTCGTCACCGGATCAGGTCGGTCAGGAGATTATTGAGGCGATCCGTCGTGCGGAACGCCGATCTGGGAAAGTGTTCGCATCAGCATGACTTTGCCGGTTATCACGTTGATGTCTGGTATCCAGACTGAAATCGATCCGGATATCTGTTTCACTTTGGATTCAACCGACCTCGGTGTATTGAACACCGACATTTTGGCTGGCACAGAGGACACGCAGTTCGTAGCACCGATCCAATCGTTGACGATCAATCGAGGTCGGTCACGCCAGTTGGACAGGTTCACTGCCGGCACAGCATCAATCCTGTTCGATAATCGTGACCGCAAACTTGACCCGTTGAACACCGCATCCGACTATTACGGGTACATCGTTCCTCGACTCCGGATGAAAGTGTTGGCTGACAACATCCCGATCTATTCCGGTTATGCGACAGATTGGGAAGTGGAATACGACAAAACAGGTTCTGATACAGCATCAGTGGCATGTGTTGATGCGTTCACGATTTTCGCTAATTTTGTGACTGCGAATGATGAGATTCCGGCTGCACAGTCCCCTGGTCCTCGTCTGCAATGGATTGTTAACATTTTTGCTTATAAGGGATCTGTGAATTTTGGTGCCGGTAACGCCAACCTTGGCGGGTATACGGTTCCTGAAGGTACTCAGATGCTCGAGTACATGACGAATGTTGCTGCTTCTGATCGTGGCGCTCTATATGTTGACGGTGCCGGTGTGTTGCAGTATGTGGGTCGGTTTGATCGTGAAGCTGTATCTGAAGTGACTTTCGCTGATGATGGTTCTGGTGTGCCGTACATGTCGTTGGTGACTTCATATAACGATGAGTTGTTGTACAACGAGATCATTGCTGTTTCTCCGGCAGGTTCGGTGACTGCCAGGAATGATGATTCGATAGCGTCATATGAACTTTCATCATTGAATCTCAATTATTTGTTGAATGATTCGACGTTTGAGTTGCAGGAGATCGCCGATTTCTATTTGGAGAAATTGGCTTTGCCTCAGGTGCGGTTCACAGGGTTGACGGTCGAGTTGGCTGGTTTGTCAGCTGCGCAGATTGATGATTTGTTGAATGTTGAGATCGCTGATCAGGTGTCGGTGAAGAAATCGTTTTCTGCTGGTCTGCCAGCTGTGGTGACTCAGGATTTGATGGTGTCGGGTATCCAGCATCGGATTCAGCCTGGGTCTCACATGATCACGTTCACTTTCGAGCCGACCCCGTATAAGGATGGCTTGAAGTTGGATGATGCGACTCGGGGTACTATTGATGAAGATAATTATCTTGGTTAAGGAGTAGGGATGGCAACATTTGGGACGTTTGTGGCTGGTCAGGTGTTGACGGCAGCCGAGTTGAATAGCGCTGGTTCTTGGCAGGATTACACGCCGACTTGGACTCAGTCTGCGACGATTACAAAAACGACGAACTGGGCCCGATATACGCAGTTGGGGAAGTGGGTTCAGGGCTCGATCAAAATGACTGCTTCATCAGCTGGAACTGCAAACAACAAGATTTTGGTTGGATTACCTGTTTCTGCAAGCACAAATAATTTCATTATTGGTCAAATGATGTTTTTTGATGACAGCACGAACACTGATGTGATTATGACTGTCCCATGTTTTTATGAATCTTCAACAACCATGTCTTTTGCCCACTATCAAATTGCTAGTTCTGCTTTGCAGATCATCCAAAGTGGCGCTCAAGGAACAACAAACAGATTTGGTCAAGATTATACGTCTGGTTCTGGTTCTGCGATTACTGGTGTCACTGTCGCTTCAAGCGACATCATTTACATTCAGTTCGCATACGAGGCCGCCTGATGTTGTTCCCTTCCGGTTATGGCACGTCGATGGTCACGATCGATGAGCTGTTCAAACGTCATCATGTGGGGAAAATGCATCCGGAGTTTGCTCGACGGCTCAGAGAGTGGCTGATCGCTCAGGACGGTCGGATCGGTATCGGCGGTTCATGGCGTGACATTCAGCCGGCGAAACCCGGATTCGCCCCGGAAGGGAAGAGCTTCCATCAGAGCCAGAAGTTTGATTCCGGTCGGTTTGTGTTCTGTGCTGTCGATCTGGTGCATGTGAAC